GGCACTGCTGCCATAATCTGCTGCGGGCAATTTGCAAATTCTCGTATGTAGAGTTGTATGCCAGCGTAACGGTGCCGTCCGGTCGTTTAACTTCTTTCATCATCTGTGTTTTCGTTAGTTGTTTGGTGATTTCCAAGAAGTCACGCTCTACCACGACCAGCCGGAACAGCGCCTGGCTGTCCAGGTTGCTGACGGTGTTCTTTCCAAGCCGCAGCAGTTCTGCCACGATTTCATCGAAACGCTGTTTATACTTCCTGGGCGCGCCTTTTGGGTACTCAATATGATCAGCCGGAGCGACCAGTTCCCCCTGCCTGCGCTCTTCGATCTCAGCCTTAGTAAAGTGCTTCTTGCCTTTTGCGATAACGGCGTCTGTTGACTGCCTTTTTCCGGCCATTCCGGTCACTCCTTTCCGTAATACTTCAAAAATAATCTATCTTCAGGTCTGTAAGCCTTTGATCCTTCGTGGGGAGTTTTCTCCGTAAGAAAGAGTGGGCGCGACTATCCCCGGGGTGTCCCAAACTTCCCTTGCACCCCCCTCTGCTCCGCCTCGAACCGCTCCAGCAGCCGCCGCAAAAGCTGCTGCGTTTGCTTTTTTTCAGCAATAGAAGCGTCGTACAGCGCCTCAATCTTGTTGTGGTTGGCGTTGGTGAGAGGAAAAAGGTTGCGCTGATCGCAGCGATTGCTCCAGTCCTCGCTCAATGGCACGATATGGTGGACCATCTCGGCGTATTGGATCACACCATCTACATATAGTGCATACAGGTCCAGTCCTCCGGCGTGTTGCAAGCGGAGCGCTCTTGCTTTGCGCCATTCGGCGCTTGTGTAGAACGCATACGCTCTCTTATCTCTGCGGGTGGCATTATATTCCTTATGCCTGTCTGCTGCGTGTTGTGCACACTCCGGGCACATCTCCAGCGCCTGTGGAATGATCTTGCCGCAGCGGCACATCTTAAGCAGCGCCATTTCAATGCCTCCCTTACATTCCATTGTAGCGAATAGTTTCTCCACACACCATACAAGAAAAAAACAAGAAAAAAACAAGAAAAAAACAAGAAAAAAACAAAGAAAAAACAAGGAAAATACAAAGGAAGTGCGAGAATAAGACAAAGAAAAGAGGGTGGATACCCACCCCCCCTAAGGCTTAACGCAACGCCTGCACTCCATATAAATACACGGCCAGCCGCTTGATGACTTGATTGATCCAGTTATGTGGTGTGTTCTCGTGCGCGCCTAAACACTCCGCGATCTGTTCGTAAGTCTTGCCCTCGAAGTACTTTAACTTGAAAGCCACCATCTTCTGTTCCTCGCCGACCGCCGCATAGTCGGCTGCGATCTGTACCAGCGCTGCGTCTATCCGGCTTAGCAGGCGGCGCGTGTCCTCTTGGCCCTCCAGGTCTTCCGGCTGCACTTGTGAGCCTACATACGCCTGCATGGCTCTGTAATTCGCCATCAGTGCTTTTGTTTTCTTGACCGCTTCGTTCTTCTTTTTGTGCGCCATTTTTCCCTCCTCTCGCCCATCGTCTGCTTAGCCGTGATGACCAGCAGACACAGTGCAAACAGTATTGCACCTGCCACCACTGCCGTGGCGGCTAACAGTAGAAAGTGGATCAGTAGGCGAAACAGCAGCACATTAGCCATAGCCAGGTACTCAGCCATTCCGGTCACCGTCCTTGATCTGTTTTGCTTTGCCCACCGTGATCAGCAGTGCCGGTACTGTGCCACCGAAAACGAATTTGAAGCCTTTGATCTGGTGGCGCCACATCGCTGCGCCTCGCATTTGAATAACACCGAACTGAACTTCTGCGCCCGGATCAAACTGGGCAAGGTAGCCTTGCAGGTCTGCCACCTTGAGCGTTTCTGTTCTTTTCTTATTCCACAAGCGCTTTTTAATTTCTTCCATGTTTTCTCCTCTCCAGCTTTACAGTTCGTCTACCACTCTTTCTTCGCAGTGCTTCGTCAATTCATCATAAAGCGACTGGGAAACTTGCATTGATAGTTCTATGATCTGTGTCTTTGGCTTACAGTTGGCGCACCACGCTTTCATGTTGCCAGTGTTTATTCCCATTAGTGCGTATGGACCGTAAATGGTCATGCGGTGCCAACACACATCACGGTGGTAACATTGCTCGCAGGTCATTGTGCCACCTCCAAATTCTTTGCAGTCGACTGCAAAACTTGAATAACGGCGGCGGAGAGTTTGGCTCCGGTGGCCGGGTCCTTGGCATTGATCTTGCCGATCAGCTCCTGTACCTTTGCGGCGGTTTGTTGCAGTTCGGTGAAATACACCCGGCATGCGGCTACATCCGTGTCTGCGCCCGCTGCCTTGGCTTGCCGAACAGCGGCGTCCAGTTTGGTGGCACTGCTGTCCAACTGCCGTTTCAGGTCTGCCTTTTCCTGCTCCAGTTTTTCCACAGCGGCTTTGGTCTTTTCCTCGGCGTCTGCCTTTGCCGTTGCCAGTTTAGCTTTGTATTCCTTGGTGGCTTCCTTTTTCGCTTCCTTTCGGATCGCCTCCGGGTCCGGCGCTGCGTCGGCCCGCTGCTGCAATTCTTCCAGCTGGGCACTGTACTTGGCTTTAACTTCCTGCTCAATGGAAGAACGGAGTGTGTCCGTGTCCACCGGCTCCGGCACTTCGCTTAATTCGCTCTGTGCCTGGCCAAGA